TTAGACATTATCCCACCCTGTAATATTCGTACTTAGGTACGACGTTGAAAGAAGACCGATCCCGGTCTTCCGTTGCAGCACGATCAAACTCTTCTTCGTAAACGGCTTTAAGCATCTGAATACGATTGGGTGCGCGTTTTAGTGCAATATAGTAAGCCAAACCCGCGGCTAAACACGGGTAAAACCGAAACGGCATGTCCATTGTGTTCGTGTAAATGTCCGCATCATCCATGCGGGTAAGCGCGTCATAGTAAACAACGTCTGTACTGTTGTCTGGGACAGGCCAAAGTTTCAAAACTGGCGTAATCTGACGGTCTAAGAAGAATTGATTAACGCGCCCTTGCGTGGTTTTGTTGGGGATCGTTAAAAAACCGTCTCGGCTCAAACGTTCAAGAGAATAGTCCGTCCCGTCGCGTTTAACTACGACAGACAAGATATCGATAACATCTTGACCTAAGTCGTAATCACCGTCTCCGGGAACCATGGTTACAGTACGCTGTTTAATAGTCCACTGGTTCAATCCCCGGTTAGCCCAGTCGGCAAGCATAAGATTTAACGACCTTTTGGCCGTTTTAAGGTCGTAACCAGTTCGAACTTCTAATCCGCAACGCTCAAACGCTTCTTCAACGTAGTCCGCCACATCCAGTTCAAAGTCTTTGCTTCCCGAAACAGTCATTTACTTCTTCCTAACTGCACCACCGCCGCGCATTTTCTTAACCATGCCGCCTTTGCGCATTTTCTTAACCATACCGCCGCCGCGCATTTTCTTAACCATACCGCCGCTACGCATTTTCTTTGTCTTACGAGGTTTCATCGCCATTTTTCAGTCTCCTGTAAAGTTTTTTACGTTTAGCATATATTTCGAGCGCATCATACTCGGGGTCATAGATACCATAATAACCCTTTTTGTCCAACTTGTCTGCCGATTCCTGTAGCTTAGACAGTCTCTGAACAAAAATCATAGCATAAGGCGTTTCAGTCTCCGCCTCAAACTCAACGTCTTCCACAAAGTCGTTAACGTCATCGTCCGGGTGAAAACCCATTAACCATATGTCTTTATCAATAAATGCACCGGTAGCAATAAAGTCATTTAAATCGTCTAAATACTCATGAAAAGCTTCCGGGGGTTTATCGTTGACCAAATCAACTAAAATAGCCAAATCAAACTTATCGTCATATCGGGACACACAAGAATATAAGGATTGGTAACTCTCTTCATGTTTAAAAACAATGGCCACCTTTTCATCGGCCCACGCCTGCCTAGCATATGGGCACGGAGGAACGCCGTTAAAATGCGGGCTTGGAACCTCCAAAACCTCTTTTGACCAGCGCATTATTTCTGTTTTTATAGAAGTTTCCAAGGCTACAGTCATGATTGCGTCACCGAACCGCTAGTTCTTTTGCGTCTTTCGCTCATAATTGCCCCACAACCTCGTGCAACGGCAGTTCCGGGTATAGATTTTCCCTTAAACTTGCGCTTGGGTTTTGTTACTTCACCCCCCAAAGCCATCCGAGTTACTTTCGCCGCTTTAGTGTTCGAAACAACCTGCTTGCCTTTAGAGCCTGCTTTTTTCTTTTTACGTGCAGTTGCAGCCCGCTCAGACTTACTAAGACTTTGAGCTTTAGAGCGAGGTAAACACCGATCAGGGTTCTTTTTATCTTTAGAAGTACCGCATTTGCCCGCGATATTACCTTGGCTATCAATCCTAACCCAATCTTCATCTACCCAATCCTTTAAATCGCCCATTACTTGCCCTTCCTTTTTCCGCCCTTAGATTTTTTGGCGTAGTTAGGGTCTTTACAATATTTAGAAGCGGCAAGATTGGCGTAAGCAGAAGGGTACGTGTCAAAAGTGCGTTGAGCCCAAGCTTTACCTTCAGGGCATATTTTGCTGCCTTTACTTTTAGACGACGCTTTTTTTGACTTTTTTGAATAAGCCATGTGTTTATCCCATCAATTTACCAACAAAAGGTGCAATTAAAATCAAAACGGCCAAGCCCCAAAGCTTCAGGTCAAAAGCTTTTAACGCGCTTTTGTTTTCAGACAATTTTTCTTCGATACGTTGATACCGTAGATTGCACTCCGCTTCGTGCTTTTCCAGTTTGCCCAACACTTCAAGTATTTTCATTTCTTCATCACCACGCTTTGCACGACCAGTATCGGGCGCTGAATTTGTCTTTTGCCGTGTCACAAGAGTGTCTTGCGCGGAAACTTTTTCTGTTCTTGGGCTGATCTTTTTTGATAGCCATCTGGGGGTCCCCGAAGCGGACCAGCTTAATTTCTGTGCCTTTTTTAGCAAGTACGGCGCTTTTTTTCGCTTTACCCGGAGTTCTTTTGGGTTTGTTAAATCCGGCAAAGGTTTCGCCCCTATATTTTATTCGGCCTGAAGGCGTTCTAGTTACATCTTTAGTAGTCGCCATACTAACCTCATTTCAGATACTTAGCTATAAAACACCGTTGCAGACGTACACGCGGTGAAGGCGGAAATATAAATATCTCCTACGCGAATACCTTCATCTGGGATGTTGACAGAATGTGTGTCGGACGCGTCTAAGTCCATATCTAAAACCGTGGAACCTCCGTTTCCATCGGTAAATGTAATCCGAGGGGAGCCTGTGGTGGTCTTTATTTGAACTTGACGGATGCGAGCGGGCCCAACACCAGCGGAGCCGGTGCTTGACAAACGTTTTGATTTTACATCAGAACCAGCCATTGTTTAATCCTTCTTCTTAGGAGATTTAGCACGTTTTACCGTAGAAGGCGCTTTTTCCCACGCCTCGTTTACTTCCGGCGTAGACGGATCATCAGCTTTAAGCGTCCCATCGTCATTTCGTGCGCGAACTTTTTTTACACCAACCCCGCGAGCGGCAAGCTCCTCGGGAGAAGCAGGTTTGAACCTACTCATAACCCACCTCTTATGCTGCGGCGATTGTAGCACCCGTATCAGAACGTTTCCAATTTGTTCCGTCAGAGAAAGCTAGAATAGCAGCGCCTGCGGCACCGTTTGAAACGTACACGAGTGTACCTGCGCCCGCAGAAGACGCGGATGGTGCAGATGCTACGGTGTAAGTAGGAACTTGAATATCACCAACAAAACCGTTGGTAGAGGTCACTGGACCTGAAAAAGTGGTCGAAGCCATTTTAGTACCCTTTGCATAAGGATACGCCTTGTAGTCTATGCAACGTCAGGAGGGTAGGAACCTGTCTACAAAGCTAATATGTTGTACCCTGCACAAAGTATAAAACAAAAAACAGTAAAAAGAAAGGGGCCTCTTTCGAAGCCCCTCCTTGCAGTACAGAATGAGGTTCTGTTCTTATGCTGCGCCGGGTGTACCGTACACGCTACGCCAATCGGATACACCGAAAGAATAACGCTCACGCGCTTTAAAGCGCATGTTGCCCGTATCAAAATCCCCTTCCATTGCCGTTTTAATTGGCGAACGGTTGAAGTATTTGAAGCCGTTAGGCGCATCAGTTTTGATGAAGAATGCGTCTGAGTCTGTCAGGAAGTGGTTAACCACGGCTCCGTCTGGAATCATACCCATGTTTTTCATCGCATTGTTGTCGTTATCGGCAGTGCCTGAACGTAGATTGGAGTTCATAACCCGCTCTGCAATGAATTGCAGTTCTTTTGGGATAATCAACTTCATACCACGAACAGCGATCTTTAGACCACGCTCATCAGTCAAACCAGCAATATCGATCAACATCTGTTCCAACGAAGTCTCGTTGAGGTCGGCAGCAACTGCCAAGACGTTAGTCTGGTTACCAGAAAGTGATGGGTGGGCCGCTGAACAAAGTGCTGCACCGTCGCCAATCGCAGAAGCACCAGCCGTGAACGCGTTGTTCAGGATAGAAGCTGCTTTGATTTGCTTTGTCTGAGCCATAGAACGGGCCAGAGCTTTAGTGTAGCGAGATGCCAGACGATCATAAAGGTTATCTTCGATAGCCTCCTCAGTGATCGAAAACGCCAACGCAATGGTTTCGTGAGTGTAACGAGCGGTATATGTTTCCTGCGCATCGTCATAAGTGAGGGAACCGCCCTCGCTTTTAACAGGTGCTGTGGAAAAACCACCGAGCATAACTTCCTCTTCGAATGCTCTGTCAGAGCTTTCTTCTTCAAAGATTTCACCATGCTCGTTTTCGTAACGATTGTATTCAAGGCCGAACAAGGCGTTAAGGCCGGGTTCTAGCTCTTTCGCTAATTGTGCGCGAGAAATAGCCATTAATTAAGCCCTCCTT